AAGTACAACTCTGACCACACAGGTCAAGTTGAAGACTTTGGTGTTATTGCGTTAGATGTTGCATTCTAATTGTGGTATATTTTATGGGTGGCTAATTGAAGCCACCCATATTTAAAGGAGTAAAATTATGTGGATAGTTTCAAATGACGATATAACAGTAGCCTCTACTTGGGGAGCTACTATACATTTAAAAGCTGGAGAGCCAAGACAAGTCGGTAAAGATTTAGGTTTACTATGTTTACAAGAAGGTTGCACAGAAGTGCAAGAGTCAGATGTACCAGCAATGGAGCCTGCTCCAGTAGAGGAGGTTGTGATAGAAGATATGCCGGGAGTTGAAGTTGTAGAACCAACTACTTCACCAGATTTGAAAGGCATGACAAAAGTAGAATTAGAACAATATGGGCGTACTATAGGTATAGAACTTGATAGAAGAAAGAAAAAAGAAACTTTAATTCAAGAACTAGAAGCTGCGCAATAAGATAGGATGAGCTGTGGCAGGGACACTTACAGGCGCTAATATAATTACAAGGGTACAAGATACTTTACAAGATACTACTAGTGTTAGGTGGTCCGAAGCAGAGCTTCTTAGGTATATAAACGATGCTCAAAGAGAGATTGTAAATCTAAGACCTGAATCATCTGCAGATCATGCTAATGTTCAATTAGTTGCTGGAACAGAACAAACCATACCGGATGTCGGTTTGCGGTTAATAAAAGTAGTTCGTAATATGTCAGCAGCTGGTTCAAGTGCAACCGGCAAAAGAACAATCAGATTAGTAAGTTCTGATATTTTAAACGCACAAGACCCAGACTGGCATGACCCTGCTGTAACAGGCTCTTCTGCTCATGGCACTGTTGTTAAAAATTACATTTTTGATGAAGATGACCCAAGAAAGTATTACGTGTATCCAGGTATATCTGGAAATGCGTACGTAGAAATTGTTTTTTCTAGGACCCCTACAGACTTAAGCAGCACTTCTTCTACAATTTACGTTGATGATATTTATGGAAACGCTATTGTAGACTTTGTTTTATACAAAGCGTATATGAAAGATGCTGAATACGCATCCAATAGCCAGCGAGCAAGCATACATTATCAACTATTTACTACTAGCATAGGGCAAGGGGGACAAGCTCAAACACTTTTAGACCCTAATGTTGACCCAATAAGTAATATGACTGCTGTTTCAGTAGGAGGCAATTAATCATGGCGTCTTATACCTCTCTTGTTAAAGAAATATTACCCTATGTTCCTATGTGTCCTGACTCTTTAGTAGAACAACACTTAAGAGCAGCTACTATAGAGTTTTGTGAAAGGTCAAAAGCCTATATTTTAGACATGGACCCTTTTAATACTATAGCAGGTGTTTATGAATATGATTTTGATATACCAGTCGCTACTGAAGTGCATCAAGTTTTGTATATGACACATGATGGAAATGATATGGATCCTATAAGTCCACGTAGTTTAGAATTAAATTATCCAGATTGGAGAGATAGAACAGGGCAACCCCACGTATATTTACAGAAAACCCCTACTACTTTTTGGATAGTTCCTGTGCCTAGTGGCGCAAAAGAGGTAATTGTTAGTTTAGCTTTAAAACCGACTAGAACCAGTAATAATATAGACACTACTGTGTCTAATCAGTATAGAGACGCAATAATATATGGCACTCTTTATCGATTATTACGTATGCCAAACAGAGAATGGACAGACATTGGTGCGTCACAAGAGTATTCATTTCAATTTGGTATAGAAACGAAACAAGCAGAATTAAGGGCCCGAGGCGGAGACCTTGGGGTAAAACGAACTGTTAAGTACAAAGGGATTGGAATGCCAAGGAGACGGTATGGAAAGTACGGGAAGGAAATCGACTATTGAGGAACCTGTTTATACTGACATAAGAAAGTGTTGGAACGTTATAAAAACAGGCATACTTGATGTTCTAAAAGAAAATCCGCATCTTACTTATATCCCTGAAGATGTTTACAGTGAGTGTGTAAACGAAAGGGCCTTTCTTTACACTTCTTCTGTAGGTTTTTTGATACTGACTGTAGAAGTAGATCAGTTTACAAAAGACAAGACATTACTGCTATGGATAGCGTATACTTATCAAAAAGGTGGGCACAATTGGTTAGCTCACGATGAGTGGTTTAATAACTTAGCCAAAGAAGCAGGTTGTAAGTATCTCGAAGCGAGATCACGAGTGCCAGAAATGGAGCCGTACACTAAAACAATAGGTTGGGAATTAGATACACGAATATATAGGAAAGAAGTTGAATGAGTAGTAAACCAAAAGCAGGGGCGTATAAAGCAAGTGAGCAAGAAAAAGCTCTTGCTTCTGTATCTTTAGCTGAAAAAAACTACTTTAGAGAGAAATATTTACCTAAATTAACAGAACTTAGGGATAGGGCTACAACAGAAGATTATTCTGGAGTAGCAGCTGGTAGGGCTCAAGCTGATACAATGCAAGCTTTGAGTGGTAGGCCTACTATAAAAGCCGCCCAATCTGTAGATGCAGCCGCAGATTTAGCTTCAGCAGCTGGAGCACAACAACTCCAAGGTAGAGTACAGGGCTTGACAGCTCAAAGAGGCGATCAAGTAAATGTACTTAAAAATGCTAGAGGTATGCAGGCTGATGCTCAGTCTGGTTTATCAAGAGCTGCGAGAATAGAATCAAGTAAGCAACTAGAGTTTGCAAGAGCTAAACAAGCAAGGAGAAATGCTAACTTTAGATTTGCTTCTAACCTAGCCGGAGACATTGGTAAAAAACTCAGGCAGACTAGTGGACAAGCTGATATGGAACAAGATGACAATAGACCAGATCCAAATGATCCAGTAGGAAGTTCTTATAGGGGTTTTGGTAGTGGGTTTGGAGGAATATAATGGCACATAGACCTGGACATAGAGATTCTATAAGCAACTTACCTGCGGTATCAAACCCAGAAGAAACTTTTGCTCAAATAACTAGACAAGACTATATGGATTTTGTTGATAATTTTAGAGATTTTGAAGAAAAGCTATTGAAAGCTACAGATGATACTTCTCTAATGGATCAAGCTAGAGAAGATCAAATTAGACAAAACCGAATAGCTCAACAGGTGCAGCAGCGAAACATAGAAAGATATGGCGGGGCTGGTCTATCAAATGCGCAAAGACAACAACAACAGAGGAGCTTACAACTAGGAGGGCAGCTGGGCCTAACTGGTTCTTTAAATAATGCTAGGATACAACAAAGACAAGTCAACAATGCTTTGCTAAATGAACTTATAGGTATCGGACAAGGCGTAAACCAAAGTTCATTAAGTGGGTTGGGAGACGCTTCAGCTATGGCGGCGCAAAGAGCAGCAGCTTATAAAAATGCAAAAGCCCAACATTACAGTAATATGGTTGGGTTAGGAGGCGCTATTTTAGGGGCGTTAATATAATGTCTATTTTACAAAGGCTACTTGGCCCAACTGACACACAAGCACGTCAAGCCGAACTTTTAAAAACTGAAAGAAGAACCAACCAACAACTTCAAGATTCTAGGTTTTACGATGACCTTTTAGCTAAAGGATTAGTTAATCCAGATAATCATATTGTTGATTTTGAAAAGTTGGTAAGTAAAGATGACAACGGTATGTATCTTTATCAAGATGACATTGTAGCCCTTTTAAATTCTTCTAATAAATTTAGACAATTCACAGATACTAAAGAAGGTATGGATAAATTAGGGGTTATAGAAGGGTTTCAAGACAACCCCGACGGTACAAAGAGTATAGTTACTAGAAGACCAGACACAAGAGCATTAGCCCCTAAAACTTGGTTTGCTTCAGATGATCCTAATGATTTAGTTGCTAATTTATCAGAAAAAGAATTTAAAACTTTGATTCAAGGAAATGCTGCAATAGCGAAATACAGGGCTTACCCCAATTTAGGGCCTGCTGTTATGGCGCAAAGTATCGCAAGATCAGGACCAAAAAATCTTGTAACCGGAGAACCTTTAGGAGACCAAGAAGATATAGATGACCCTGTAACAGAAGCAGGGGCTGTCGCCTCTGCCATAGATGATGATCCTGATATAAACTTACAAGAAGCAAATGCTCAACTAGTTAGTATAGGAGAAGATTTACAAAAAAGATTAGACCAAAGAAAAGATAGTCAAACAGCTGTTAGTCCAAAAACTATACCAGATTTTGAAACTACAGAAGGTCTGACAGACAGGCAAATAGCTAGAAGAGGCACAACTTTTAGTCAAGAAACGGCTACCAAGTTTCTTCAAGATGTAGGTGTACCAAATATTCCTACTAATGAACGTGATTTAAGGAAAGTAACAGAAGACATAGAACGAGCTTCTGAAGGTAAAAATGCAAAAAATTTAAATGAGACGTTAGAAGCTTTAGGTTCTAGTAGACAAGACTTTTTAAAAAGCCCTAGGAATAGGCTTGATTTAAATGGTGCAAACAAGTTTATACAAGATAAAATTAAAGAACTTGAATTTAAAGAACCACAACTTACTTCTGTCCCTGATATTGAGATACAGGGTGAATTAAAACCAGATGCTACTGCAGAAGAAGTACAAACTTTTTTTGAAACAAACGAAAAAAGTTTAAGAGCACTTAGCCAAGATGGAGATTTGGTAAATAGAATAAGACAAGTCATAACTGATTTTGGCGTTGAAACAAAAGAAGATTTAAAAAAGATACCATTTGGTACTCCTGAAGCCAAAGGAGTTACAGCTCTTGATACCGCAATAATGTTTGCTGCTTATGATAACCAACAGAACTTTTCTTCTGCGTTAAAAGATTACATATCAGTTCTTGGCACTCAAGCTACTATTACTAGAACTCAACAAGCCACTGCAATCGATCTTCAAAACTATTACGATAGCCAAAACGAAAAGGTTGCAAGTTTAAATCAAACGTTTTTAGATGCTGAAAAAAGTTTTATAGATACAGTGTTTGATGAAGATGGTGATTTTAAACGTTTTACTCCTAAAGATAGAGCTCTTGTCTCTAATCTAGTAAATGAGGTAAAAGGATTACCTGGAGCCCCCGGTTTTGAGTTTAAAAATGGTAAATACGTCATAACAGGAGAAGCTACTCAAACAGTTCGTGATTCTTTAAAAGGGATAGCAGGCGTGTTATTTTCACAAGCCGTAGACCAAGAAGGTTCTGTAGATTTTAAAGACTGGTTTGGTGATATTTTTGCACCTGGTGATCCACAAAACATAGGTAATCTTATTGATAATGTTAGATTTAGAAGAGTTGACCCAGGAGATCCAAATAGTCCAATAGCAGAAATTTACTTTACTCCACCCGGTAGCGAAAGAGAAGCAAAAGGTAGTTTAAAACCTTCTAACTTTACTTACAGGTTCGGTGGGCCAAATGAAAATGCTTATGCTAGAAATCTAATTCTTTATTACATTCAAGAATATGGTATCGAAGAAAGAGACTAATGAGATTGCAGGAGCTGGTGCAAGTAATCGATTCGTTCCTGATAACGCAGTAGCTAGTAGAGGGGCGATACAAGATACCTCTCCCGAAATAGTACCAATAGATGATCCCGTACAATTATTTAAAGCTGCAGTAGATACTGGTGTAGTTAACACCCAAGCTCAAATAGCTAATTTTAAAGGGTCTTTAGCTGCCATCATGGGTAATGAAGAAAAAGCCCAAAGCGCTCTAAACCAAGCCCAACTCATACAACAAGCAGGAGCTCCTTATCTAACAGGAGCAGAAACTTTCGAAGAGTTTTTAGACCAACCCACCTTTGGTGGTTTTATTAACCAAGCAATAACTGCAACCGGTCAATTCGTACCCTCTGCTGTAGCTAGTATAGCTTTAGCGATGACGGGAGCTGGAGCTGGTGCAGCTATAACAGCTGGCGTTAGTAGAAAAGTAGGAACGAAGGCTTTACAAAAAACTATTCTTCCGCAAAGCGTAGCAAAAGAAGCTTATACCAAAAGAGAAGTTCAGAAAGTTGTAAATAAATATGTAGCTATACAAGCAGCAAAAGCAAAAAATACAAAAACTAAATTAAAAATGACGGACGATGAAATGAATATGATTAATAATCTTTATTCAAGTATTCGTAGTAAACGTTTACGTAGAGGAGCCACAGTAGGGGCTTTGACAGGCGCTGGGTCTCAAGAACAAGTTATGGGACAAGGTATTGCTTTTGGTGACTTTGGAGAACAAGGCATGATAGACCAAGAAGCTGGCTTTCAATCTGCTTTGCAAGGTTTAGGTTTTGCAGCAATTGGTTTAGGTAGTGAGGTTGCTGTAGCAAAATCTGTAGCAAACGTGCTTAAAAGAAAACAACCTAAAGGCATAAATACTGCAAAAGATGCTCCAATAAGAAGTAAGAGAGCTAGGATTGCACAGGTAGCAGGTACTACTTCAGTAGCTGAAGGCCTAGCCGAAGCAGGACAAGAGGAGTTGTCCGTGCAACAAAAATTTAGAATAGACGAAGAGTACACGAAAACTATGGCTAATTTAGATAGGGCTAACGCTTTATTTGCTGGGTTTTTTGGCGGTCTTGGTGTAGGTACGGCTATTGGTACTCCATCTGCTGTAGCTGGTAAGATGTACGACCAAGCAAAGCAAGGGCATGAGATTGCATTTACAACAGAGATGCAAGATCTTGACAAAGCTGGAACTGTATTAGCGGAAAGCGAAGCTGATATAAGAAAACAGTTTGCTGATATGGATAGTTCTACTATACGAAGAGATTTAGTTTACGTAGTTAACGCAAATGCAAAAACTATGGAAACACTTGAGCCTGAAATGTTAGC